TCTGTAACTTGTCTGCATATATTTTATGATGCTTACCCTCAATGAAGCTGGGCCAAATCTTCTTTACAAACTTTAAATAATTATCTTGACTAGTCTTTTGCTCTTCAAGTGTTTTTAAGCGATCAATCAGCGGCGCCATCTTAGAAATTTCGTCATCACTAAGATACTCTGCAAAATCTGATGCTGTTAATGCTTGTTCCATTATCCTGTCGCTAAGAGATTATCCAACGCTTGCATAACTCGACCACCTTCTGCATATCCAGCTACGCCACCTTGCTTCATGGCTCTAGGAGAGGCAACACCTGTTAGAGCTTCTATCAATTTATTTAACTCACCTGTGTTAAACGATGACGGTATGAAATTACCCACATTACTTGTAAACGGTGAATCAACAACCACAGATCCTGAAGATACAGGAGCAGGAGTTTCGCCACCACCTATTACGTTTGGTAACTTTTCTTCTTCTTTCTCTTCTTCTGGTGCTTTTGCAATAGGTCTAAGTATTAATGGATTTTCGTTATTGTCATCACCTGTATTCATAGGAGCATTCGGGTCCATGCCCTCCATTAATTGACCAGATTTGTTCTTAGCACCCACAATAACATCTCCATCATAAACTGGAGTGTAACCTTTTTGAGCTATCGAATCTAATACTCTGCCTCGTGAATAAGCAGAAAACTTGTTCGCAAGAGATGTTAATGTAGGAATAGCACCTATACCCGCATTTGGAAAAGGATCTCTAAATTCTTTTGGTGCTTCTATGCTAGGAACACCAGCTTCTACCATGTTGAGTGGATTTTCTTCAATAAAGGTTGAATCATCAAAAGCATCATCACCAACTGTGCTTGGATCTTCTGCTCTATCAATTTTATTAAAATCTTGATTCATAGCATCTATTGTAGCTAATTCTTGTCTTCTATCAATTAAATCTAAAGCTGGTTGAAAGTCATCGCCAACAAAATTTCTTGTGTCTGTTGTATCAATATCGAAAATTTGATCTGGAAGTATATCTCGTCTACCAGCCATAGTCTCTAATGCAGTGTCGGGAACGATCCCAAAATTAGGCTGTGAATCATATGGTGTAAAAGTCGTACCTAAATCAGCAGCTCTAATATCATTCAATATTTGTTGTTGAGCATCAGAAGATAACGATCTAAATGTATTTTCATCCATACCAGCTATATTGCCTGTGCCTGTCTTTATTGCACTTTCGGTCATAACATTCGGATCAACTCTTGCAGGATCTCCAAAAGAATCAACTTGAGGTATAGATTGTATTGTATCACCTCTTGATCCAGATCCTTGCGTACCAACTGGAGCTACGCCTGTTGGAGCTTGATTGCCTCTCTGACTTAAAAAATTTGAAATCTGAAATGCGTCTGGTACATAATCAAAAATGGTATTCTTTAATGCACCATCGGGCTGACTCTGCACAAAACTTTTTCTTTCATTATCAAGTGCAAGGTTTTTGCTTAAATCAAGATTGTCTAAAATAGACGCAATTTGTTTGTCATCGTTCATAGGAACAGTTGTGGAAATCTTCTCTATTTGTCCAGCAGGATTGTTACGAATACCAGCTTCATACTTACCTTGAATGTCCATGATGTTATTCATGTCATTTATAGACAATATATCATTAGGACCTTTGCCAGTCGCTCTTGTAAAATCAGCCATTCTGTTTCCAGTGCCACCTGGATTTTCAGATGATGGTGTAAATGTCTCAAAGTAGTCACCAGCCGTTAAGTTAGGATTGTTTCCTATTTTTGTTTGGAAATCCCTGCCTAAAGCTCTTTGAGCAAAAGGAACAGATTCAAATCTGGCAAATCTCTCACCTCTTAAATTAGGAACAACACCTGCTGTAAAACCGCCAGTGTTTTCTAATCCTACGTTAATACCTCTTCTGTCTACAATTGCAGGGTCATCTGAAAACATACTGTCATCAGAATCAGAGCCTGTGTTTAAATTATCTAAAGCGTTTTGAAAATTTTGTTCGTTAAATTCAGAATCACTGCCAATAGACGGATCGCTAGTATCATTTGAATCGTTAAAACTGTCACCTCCACCAAAAGGATCAGATGAGTCACTAAAACCTCCAAAATCGCTAAAGTCATCAACTCCGCCACCATCAAAAAAATTCTGAATAGGTTTGCCCATAAGACCGCCCATCATAGGATTTTGCATAGGTGGTTGCATAGGCTGTTGCATTTGTGGCTGATTCATACCCATCATACCCATTCCCATAGAAGGTGGCTGATTGAATATGTCAATGTTGCCCATTGGATTGCCAACCATAGGAGGCATAGGGGATGACCCCAACGGAGGAATCGGGGTCATAGCTGTTGTTTGTGGTATGGACTTCAAGAAATTGTTAAAACCACCCCTGCTTTCCGCAGTTGTCGTAAAACTTACCTGTGGAGGTTGAGGTTCTACAGGTGGTGTACCCATATTTCCGCCTAAAGGTCCATTAACCATGAAATATCTCCGCATAAAACTGTTTTATGTGAAGATACTATACGATTAATTTATTTTTGACAATAGAAAGCCCATTTCTTTGTGGCTTTGCGTTAAAATCTTGGAAACTATCTCAGAATTTGTGGATATGTCGTCTTTCATCTTCTTCATAAGAGCCTCAATCCTGTCAACATCCCATTTCGTCAACGGTTCTTCGTGCTGTTTGATGTCATCGTGCAATTCATCCATCTTATCCATGTTCTTACACAAATATTTCGCTGATAAAACCACAGATATAGGAACTTGTTTCGTTCCATGCTCATAATGATTCCACATTCTGTGACTCAATCCTAATTTCTTCGCCATAGCAACCTGACTTACGCCCATCTGGTTGCGGTAAGTCAACATTTCTTTGTTCTTTACCTTTGCATAGCTCTCTTCGTTACGTTTCATTGGCTCGTCTCCTTCAATATTTTATATTTTAATAAATCTTCCGTAAAATCAGCAACATTTCCAAACCTTACTGGCTTGTAAACCTTGTCGCAGACGTTGGAAGCACATGTTGATAGCAAATCGTCTAGGTTATCTTTGTCATATCCCATTACTTTGCGGAAAACGTCAATGACATCCTTCGGATCATCGGATTCAAAATCTCTGAACCCTGCGTATTCTAGTACATATCTAGGCATAATGCCCTCCTTTGACACTACATGTAGCAATGAATACTAAAAAGTGCAAGATTTTTTTTATAAAATTTTTTTTGGAGGTCGTATTTGAAATTGATGGGGGGTTGTTTGAGGGGAACACGGTTTAGAAGATTTTGCCCAAAATTTATATAAATTTGGTGGTATGGTGGGGCATACCGCCCCCGTTTTATTCAGTAAAAACAATGACTTAGAACAATTGTATAATATTGGATATTAACTAACAATTGTTCGATGTTGGTAATAAATTTTAGACAAAAAAATAGACCGTATCAAATCAATGATACGGTCTAGAATTTAACCTTAATTCCTAAAAGGTTTCAAATTTGATTTATATTGACTATCTAAACCAAGTAGTAAATCAGTACCACCATTGCTGGCGAATACAGCACCGTCAGAGCCATTGTTTACTTGCAATGGTATCTCATAGCCATTTAAATCATAACGTCCTTGTGAGGCACTGTAACGATGATTGTAATGTTGTTGATTATGAGTGATTAGAATATCACGTCCAAATTGATTAACCAATGTTGGTCTAATTTGCTCACTGATCATTGACCGTACACGTTGTGCGGTTTGTATACCGCTAGCGTCCATAATCTCTTGAGTAGTTGCACCGCCAACACGTCTCATTAATGAGTATGCTATTGATTGTCTAGTACGACTAGAACGACCAATATAAGACGGTGTATTTTGAACCGCTTGAATTTGGTTATGTCTATTCAAAATACTATGACTTTGCATGTTAGATAAAAACATCATCCAAGACCAAATTTTATCAATTTCTAACGTACCACCGTGAGACCTAAATTCCACAGTCTCTTTACTATCCCAATGGTCTAGATTAATTGCTGAGAATTTACCGCCTACTGAAATAACTCTTTTTAGTTTATGCCAAGTTGGTTCAGTATTTCTAATTGTAGTATGAGCCATAGGAAACTTACAAAAATAACCATTCTTTTGATTTGCTCTTCTCATTGCTGAATTTGCATAACCACCGTTATCAATTCTAGACGGTGCAAGAAATGAATTAAACTGATCTTTATTTTTGCTTATTCTATAACCAATATCTTTAGCTATTTCTAAAGGTATTGCAGAACCAAAATAATCAGTACCGTCTCGACTAGGTAAGGCTGAACCATTTCTTGCGGTATACTCAATTGATTTATCATGAAAGTCACTAGGATCTATTGTAATTGGTCTTCTACTTAAATGTACATGTACTGAACAAGTCCAATTAACGGTTGCGCCGTGATCGTTCAATTGTTCGAGAACCGCCTTTAAATAATTATATGATTTTTCTGAATTACTTAAAATTGGCAACCTTGCCTCACCGTCTACTCTTGAACCATCGTAAACATATTCCAAACCTTTTATGCTATTTGAACCTAGTGAATTATTGTAACGGTTCATTTCAGTATATGATCTTGTATTAAATTCAGGTTCTACACCAAACGCAAAGTTTTGATTATCGAAAAAGTTTTTATTTGTATTTATTGTATTAAAAGTCATTATCTTTTTTCCTTTGTTTATATTGTTTAAGTTTTGGTTTTTAGACGAAATTGTTCGCCTACACCTTATTTGGTTATTAATGTAATGATTACAATAGCGGCAAAAAATTAATTTGCTAAGTCATTGTTTTTATTGAGAAACTTTTTTTCTTCTACCTCTTGACAAAACTATTTAACAAGTTAATTAATTTTTCATTAGGAGGATATAGGGGGGAGGATCTAGAAAATGATTTAGGCGAAGGGCGAAATCCCCGATCCCCGATCAGCGTCCTGCCCGATCCGAACAATTGTTCTCCCGACTCCGAAGAAAAAGCCCAGATCCTACTGGGCTTTCACAGGTTAGGAAGCGAACAATTTACCTCCATGACCTTCCTCCTCTCCTAGTTTGAATGACTCTGCCACTATCTTTTTCATAATCGAATGCTTCAAGCACTGCGTCTATGAGTTGTTCGGTGTCTAGTTGAAAGTCACCATAACCTTCTTTGATAGCGTCAAAGTATCTTTTGTTCGGCACGGCTTTGCCTCCATAATTCATTATGTAAACAAGTCCTTGACTCATACCCATATAAGAAAGATCAATGTATTCCTTTCTGTAAAGATTGGGATAACCCTCGTACACATCAAGATTCTTTTCATCTTGTTCGGATATTTTCCACAATCCTACTGGAACAGTATCACCCTCAGACGGAACGATACTCGCTACGTTGTTGAATACTAGTTTGTAATCCAGTAAGTTTGTGCTACCTACTGGTACTGCATCAGGCGATCTTGTTGCCATGTTCTTCTTGTTCAGGTTTGCACCATAAGCTATGTATATTGCCATTTTTATCTCCTTTGGCTGATTAATAACCTTAATATATAGCAATGATTGCTACCTGTCAACAACTAAATTAAATAAATATTTATATCATATGACATACCTGCTCCAGCGAATCATACCGAACAATTGTTCAGTTACAGGCAAAAAAAAGAGCTGGATTTTTTGTCCAGCTCCAAAAATTTTTCTCCAGCATCAAGAATTAAGAAGCAGAGTATTTTCTATTTCGTATCTGATGTAGTATCTTTGTAGAAAAGATACTGCTTCTTTCTTGGTTTTGAAAAATGGCATGTCGTGTGTCATTTTTTCACCATTGGCGAAAGCCTCCCAATGATTAGAGACTCTCTTCTTTACTTTGTAAAAGACTACGTCAGTCATTTGTTTCTCCTTTGTTTGTTCCATTAAATATAGCAATCATTACTACTCTTGTCAACAATAAAATAAACTTTTTTTATTTTTTTTTGTCCAGCTCCAAAAAGTCTGGTGATCGAACAATTGTTCAGTTACAGGTCAGGAATCAGGAGGGGGAGGGGTGGACAATTGTTCGAGCAGGACGCAAAAAAACGGAAGCCGAAGCTCCCGTTTCCCGATCCGATCCCGAACAATTTAATCTAGTTCTTCTGCTTTCCACCAAGCACGCTGGAATTTCTTCAGCCAGTTTAGCTCATAAAGAATCTTTTCGC